CGCAGCACTTCCTGAAGCAGATGATACTTATGATCGTGCAAGCACAAGCATAAAGTTCCTCTACAGTGTAGGACGTGTACTCGGACCAATGCAAGCAGCAATGCCAAGTTACATGATTGAAGGTTTTAATCCTTCAGGCAATGGAATGGGTAATGGAAGCTTCGCAAACGCAGGCGCACCAAATGCTAAACAAATAGAAGTACTCATGAAAGCAAGAAGTCTTAAAGAATTAGAAGAAAATCTTATTCTTAATGGAAGCGTAGCAACTGACGCGACACAATTCTCAGGAATCGTGACGTTACAAGCAACTACAAATCAAACAGACCTCGCTGCAGCCGCATTATCATGGGATGATGTTGAAGAAGCAGTACAAAACGCTTTTGATGATGGTGGAAGACCAAAACTCGCAGTAGCAAGTAGTAGTGTTGTAACTGACTTAAGAAAGATTATGATTGATACTTTCAACTTCAGACCTTCTGACTTGACAGCTGGCGCAAGTTTACCATTTGGTATCCCTGCACAATTAGTCCTTCAAACAATGGTAGGACCAATACCTGTTATTCCAAGTCAGTTCTTGAGTAACACGAGCGGAGCAAAACAAATATTCTTCCTTGACACTGACTTCATAGAAATGAGAGTCTTGCAAGACATGACATACGAAGAATTAGCTCGAACGAACGACAGCAGCAAGTTCATGCTGAAAATCTATGAGTGCTTGATCATGCGATCAACAGGATTCAATAGTTTCATAGATAATATTGCATAGAGGTGCTAAAGAATGGCGACAAGCATATTAAAAAGTTGGGATATAGTTCCTAATACGGAAGTGAAATCTGTACTTTTTCAGACTCCAAACACTGCAGACGCAACTGATACCTTAGAGATCACACTATCTGATTATGGTATCGCCGCGACTGGACTATTGGTAGTTGAGAGTTGGGTGCACACAGCAGATGGTAGTGTCATCACTACAGAACTGAATACTTGTGCAGTATCATCAGGAGTATTAACTGTGACTATTGCTGCAGGAACAGACGATGATACTCGAGTGATACAAATCATTGGACGAGCAGACGCAGGAGTGTTTGTTTAAGATGGCTACAAGTATTCTCAATAGTTGGGAAGAAGTTCCTAACTCTGAGCTGAAGAAAATCCTTCTTCAGACACCAAATACTGCTGATGAAAATGATACTTTCGATGTGACGCTTTCTGACTATGGCATCTCAGCAACTGGATTATTAACTATTCGAAGCTGGGTACACACCACGAGCGGAAGTATCATCGTGACTGACATAGCCACTTGTAGCGTGACTAATGGCGTAGTGACAGTGACGGTTCAAAGCGCGAACGCTAATTGTGTAAGGGTTGTTGAACTTACTGGACGAGCAAAACCAGGAACATTCACTTAAGCAGAAAACTTTTTTTATTTTTTTATCTTTTTATTTTCACAAAAAACAACTTGCATAGCAAGGGAGAAATGATTAACAATGGCAAAGGGAATGAGAACACCAAAAGGACCAGCAAGTCCCCCATACACAAATGGACCGTACGAAATGAGTGAAGCTGTTGTCTACAATAAACCAGTTATTGAAGGCATGGACAGATACGTACTCGAGGCTAACTTTGAACAATTACCTCAATTAAGTGATACTTGTGACGCAGCATACACTACTGAAGCAGCAAGGAATACTCTTCTTGACTTTGAGATACTCGGAACGAGCGCAGCTGACGCTGGATGTACACATGGTACTACAGTCGCAGGCTTAGAAATGACTACTGCAGGAGCAGATGACGATCAACTTATTGTACTTCCACACTTAAATACTGCACAATCAGCATGGACCTCAACATTATGGGGAACTGAGAACGTTGTAACTTGGGAAGCAGTAATCAAAACAGACAGTGCAATCCTAACAACTCTTATATGGGCTGGCTTGAAGAAGTCCAACACTGAAGTGATAGCAACTGATAGTGAACAAGCATTCTTCAGATTTAGCACTGACGACTCTGACACTAACTGGAGATGCATAGCGAGTATTGCTGGAGTAGATGTTAACCAAGATAGTGGAGTACTTGTTGAGGCAAGCAAGATTTATTATTTCAGAATAGAAATCGATGCTGACCGACAAGCACACTTCTTTATTAATAACAAGGAAGTCTACAGAAGCGCAGCGATCACAAATGACGTTGACTTTATTCCTTATGTTGGGATAATGGCACTCGCAGGCGCTGCTCGAAGTATGTGGTTGGCTAAAGAAAAGATTAGTCGTTACATCTACGAGAAATCTTAAATCTTTTATTTTTTTTTATTATTTTTCACGCTCAAAAACCTAACTGGCAATAAGCCCAAAACAACGAGGTAACAATATGGCAAGTAAAATAACTATGCACAAAATAGAGAACACGATAGCTGCAGGCGCAACTGCAGGTACAACTTTCTCAAAAGTAATAAGAGGAAAAATTCTCTCTGCAAAAGTAATATTCACTAACACAGTTCCAGGAGCTACTTCTGACCGAGACGTTAATTTGTGGGAGATGAACCCTGCAGACGATGATGATACTTCGGACGCACTTCAAGAAATACTTAATGTTGGTGGAATAGGAGCTGATCCTTCAGCTGACAACGTCATTTATTATCCTCGAAGAGCAGCACAGGATATTACTGGCACTGACTTATTATATTTATCAACAGACGCGTCAGTTGTCCCGACAGAATTCGTTGTTTTTGGAAGAGTAATGCTTCAAGTAACAGCAGCTGCGGCAGCGGATATTACAACAATATATTTAATGGTGGAGGAATACTAAAAATGTTATTCAAAAATACTACTAAAGAACATATTAAGTATCGATTAGGAGATTATAACACTGGTTTTTCATGGTTCACAATCCATGTTGACGAAGTACATGACCTGCAAGCGCACGTTGGTGAAAGACTCGGATTAAAAAAGCATTTTCCTACTACTGACGCAGGACCAAAAAAGTCTGAGACTAAGAAGACTGCCAAGAAAAAGGTGGCTAATAAATCTCTCTCTGGTAAAAAGAAATAAGGTGTTTTTTCGTGGCGAAGGAAAAAGGCGAATACACTTTCAGAAAAGGCTCTATAGCTATTGTAATGCTTATTATTGCTCTTATTAGTTGTGTAGCCACAGTCGTTGCTTATAATGTTACTATGAAGAATGATATAGAACATTTGCAGGATGAACTTGATTCTAACTTATACAATGAAAGAATTAATAGTTGTGAACAAGAATGCATTAAGAATCAAGAAAGAATAATTGCTATGCATGATGACATCAAAGAAATGAAGATAGACGTTAAAGAGTTGATAACAAGATGACATTTATATCCGCAGATGAAGTAAGAAACCGTTCAGGAGCACCGAGTAGCTTAATCACTGACGCACAACTCGATGAGTACATTGGAGAGGTTGAAGCAGGCATGGCTAAGTGGCTTAATACTTCTTTCACGCCAAAACAAGTGATTGAGGTAAGAGACGGAACAAACCTGAACAGAATAACCACAAGAAAGAATCCTTTATTAAGTGTTAGAAAGCTAACAAGCAATACCTCAACAGTGATAGATCCTTCTACATTAAACCTTCACAAGCCAAGCGGAAAGATAAGTTTAACTAACACTTCAGAAGCAGGCATATTCGTCACAGGACAAGCGAACACGATAATCAAGTACTTATACGGTTTACTCGAAGAAAGCGACACAGAAACGACTACAACAGCTATAGCGAGCTCAGGAACAACCGTGTCATTGGCGGTTAGTGCGATAACAGGCTTCAGTAAGGATGATTGGATAGAAATCTATGGTATGGACGGAAAAAGAGAATTAGCAAAGATAACAACAGCGCCTATAGGGACAACAATTGTTGTTGACGAATTAATTCATGATCATGAAAGTGGAAGTGTAGTAGTCCTTCTTCAGATTCCAGAGTACGTAAAAACTTATATGATGATAGAAGCAGCAATCTGCGCAGCGATCAACGCTATAGGAGCAACATATGTTTTTAATGCTAGTTACTCTCTCGGTGACTTGAGCGTCACTAAAGGAGTTCCTTATACTCACTGGCAAAGCAGTGTAGAAAAGCTTTACAAGGAAAGAGCTATGAGAAAAGAAAGAATACACATCAGACCTTCAGTGGTGAATTAATATGGTATGGGACGACACTAAAGTAGCAAATGATGACTTCTTGAGTGCAGACTGGAATAGTATGGTAACTGACCAGAAAGCGAGAAGTAGAGTTTATGATGGAACAGTCACACCAGTAGGAGCGATCACTCCTGAAGCCGTAGGAGACCTTTATGTTGATACCACTGCGAACGCGGCTTATATAGCTACAGGAACAGCAAATACTGACTGGGAACTAATTGATACAGCCACTATTGCTTGGGGATCAATTACAGGAACTCTTTCTAATCAAACAGATTTACAAGACGCTCTTGACCTAAAAGGAGAAGCGATAGCAGTAGGATTAAACACTTCAAAAGTCACAAATCAAACTCACACTGGAGACGTAACAGGATCAATAGCATTGACAATAGCGAATGATAAAGTGACTTATGCAAAAATACAAAACGTTGTGGCTGATGATAGGATTCTTGGAAACATTGGAGGCGCAGGAGGAATAGTCGCTGAGCTTACTAAGGCACAAGTCTTGACACTGATAAACGTAGAGGATAATGCTGACGTGACTGATACTACTAACGTGACTTCTGCAGGCGCGCTTATGGATTCAGAAGTAGACGCAGACATTAAGACTCTTGTTCTTCCTGCGAGTACAACAATAAGTGTTTATGGAGCAAGTTTAATAGATGATGCAGACGCAGGAACAGCGAGAGGAACACTCGATGTTGACGCTTCAGGAACAGACAATAGTACAGACGTAACACTTGATGCGAGCGCGACGACCGGCGGATTAAGCATTTCAACTCAAGCCATTAGTAATCGAGCGGCAACTAACGCACAAACAGGATACATGACAAGTGCGCTCGTAGGGAATATTGAAACCAACAATGATAAAGTAAGTACTTATACTAACCTAACATCATTTGTTTCTCAGACTGCATGGAGAGTGTTTTATAGTAATACAAGTGGAGACGTTACTGAACTAGCTCTCGGTGCTGACGGAACATTTCTTAAAAGTAATGGTGCAACAAGTGCTCCAACATTCGCAACTCCTGCAGGAAGCGGAGATGTTAGTAAAGTAGGAATTCCAGTAGATAATCAAGTCGGAGTGTGGACTGGTGACGGAACTATTGAAGGAGACGCTAATTTCACATGGGATGGAACATCATTACAAGTTGAAGGAAACATCACAGTAGACACTGATAACAATTTCCAAATTGGAATAAACACTAAAAGACACGATTACATTTATGCTTATAACTTCGTTGTTGACACGAGCATTATTCACAATGGTGACTTAGACACAAGAATAGATTTTAATACTAATGAGATAGAACTGGTGGCTGGAGGAGTTAATGCTTTAGTCGCAAACGCAACTAATGTCACAGTCACAGGAAACATAGCAGTCACAGGAACAGTTGATGGAGTTGATATTGCGGCTGAGGAAACAAGGCTTGCTAATACTTCAGGAACGAACACAGGTGATCAAGCAGATATGAGCGCGATTAGTGATTCTAAAGCAGATTTTAATACTGCATGCACTGATGGAACATTTGTTTATACAGATGATTTCCCTCTTAATCAAAATACTACTGGTCTTGCAGCAACAGCGACACTCGCAGCTGATAGCACTGCATGGATTACCATGACGAGCGTTCAAGCAAAATGGTTTAGTGACGCAGCTAATGTTTTAACATTTGATGAAACAGAATTGGCAACAACTATTGAAGCATATAGTTATTCAACTACTGTTGGAACAGTAACGAGTGTTGCAGGGGGAACAGGTCTAACTTCGAGTGGTGGAGCAACTCCCAGTTTATCACATGATAGTCATACAGGCGATGTTACTGGAAGTACAGCACTCACTATAGCGGCGAAAGCAGTTGATGTTGCCATGCTTGCAGACGGAACTGATGGACAACTTATTACTTGGGCAACTGACGCTACAGCTACAACAGTTGCCGCAGGTGATGTTGGTCAATTATTAATATCAGGTGGTGCAGGAGCAGTTCCTGCTTTCGGAAATTTAGATATATCAAAAGATACCAGTCCAGACCTTGGTGGTGAGTTAGATGCTGGTGCTCATAGTATTGGTTTCACTGCTCAGACTGCAACAGGTGATGGAACAACAACTATTGATTGGAAGTTAGGTAATAAGATGCATTTTACTTTTGGAGCAGCAAATGAAACTTTTACTTTCACAGCTCCTTCTAATCCTTGTAATATATTAATGACTATGACTCAAGACGGAACTGGTAGTAGAACGGCTACTTGGCCTGCAACTGTTAAGTGGCCAGCTGGAACAGCTCCTACTTTAACAACAACTGCAAGTGGTGTTGATGTAATAAGTTTTTATTGGGATGGAACAAATTATTTTGGTGTTGCAAGTCTTGCATTTGCTGTGCCAGCTTAGGTGAAATAAAATGGTTTTAAGTATGAAAATATTAGTTGTCGCTGGCGGTGGAGCTGGTGGATATGGTGGTGGAGCATCTGGAGGAGGCGGTGGTGCAGGTGGCCGTATTTATAATTCTGCTTTCACTGTTACTGCCAAAGCTTATTCTGTAACTGTTGGTGGTGGA